GCCTCCAGGATGTCCATCAAGCGCGTCCACTCGGAGTCCAACCAGTCCGGCATGTCGCGCCCTGTGGTCTGATAGAGACGCTTGAGCGACAACCACGTTGCAAGGTCCGCGGACAACGCGGCCAAGCGCGGCGGCGTGGATGCGAACGGCAGAGTGTAGCGTGCTGCGATCCGTGAGTTGATCAGGGCGTCCGCGTCGGTAATGAACTGCGTGATGGTTGTGAGCGGCAACGCATAGTGGGTATAGCTCACGTAGTAGTGCGCCGCAACGGTCGGTTCTGTTCCCGCAGGCGACCAGTCCACGGTGTCACCGGTCAACAGGTAGTCAGTCGTGAGATCGTACTTCGGATCGTTCCCGCCCAGACCGTACGTGTCGTTGATGTAGAGGATCTCTTTGATTCTCGGGTGAGCGAGCGAATCGGCGCCGGCAGCCGCACGATGAATCACGTTCTCGTCGGTAATGGAACCCACGAGTTCGCCACATCGGACAATCACGTCTGCCAGCACCGAATACGCCATGATCTACTTCTCCCCTCGCCGCGGATGCGTCCGTGCCGCCTCTGCCGCAGGGATTGCCATCGTCGGCGTCTCGTCGGGCTTGATGGTGATGACCTCAGCACCTTCCGGGGCAGCGTTCACCGGTTCGATGTCCTTCAAGCGCCCGGCCCTCGCCAGGAGGCGGTTGGCGGTGGCGTCATCCAACTCGACGACATCGCCGGGATTGCATCTCAGCGAGCCGATATACAAAGGTATCCTTACTCGATATAGTTGCTTCCCCATGATCGTTGACTCCCTTCGTCCAGTGTCCGAAAAACCAGTCGCGCGCCGGGTTAGCGCGATACGCTTCCACCCTTGCACCCGCCATGCGCAAACCCGAGTTCTTCAACCAGTTCAGAAACTGCTGCGCATGGAACCGTTCTTCCCAGTAGAGGACCTGGCCTGCGTCAGATAGTAACTTCCGGCGCAGGCCGACAGGATTCACTACCGAGATCGCGTATGCGTCTATCTCGCCAATCCGGATCAGCATCCGTTTACGTGATGACGTCCGTGTAGAGATAACCGCAGCCGTCGTCGAAGGTCACCTGCTTGTGGGTGCGGCTGACCTCAACGACATCGCTCTTGGTCTTGTCCTCGCGCCAGACACGCGTCTGGTAGTTGCGGCCGCCAGTGGTCTGGTCCGGTGCATCTAACGTCGCCCCGAATGTCGTGGAGTTCGGTCCCAGCGGACCCGGCTTGATGTACAAGACCGCGCTACGGTCAACCGCAAAGCAGGGCGTGATGGTGACCGCCGCCCCTTCCTGCGTGCTGATATAGTGCGAACTCCCTTCCACGATCTCCAGGTCGTTGACGATCGGCGGCAGTCCCGAAGTGAGCAACGCTTCAAGCGACCACCCCTGCATGTAGGGGATGATCTGCGCGTTGCGTTTCAGGACTCGGCCCAACGACTTCGACATGAACCACGTATTCGGGGAATGGCCCGTTGCCTCGATGTACGTGAACGCTGCGCTGAGGTCGGTCAGCGGGGTTCCGCCAGCGCCGTCCCAGTCCGCGGGCGCGCTGGTTTCCGTGATCGCGTTGATAAGCGCCGCCGCGTCGATGTCCTTCTCGATCTGTAGCAGCTCCGTGAGGTCGAGTGTCGTCGATAGGTTCGACGAGCGGTTGAATGCCTGGTCTACCTGGCTGCGTTCCTCGTCCGGGATCGCCTCTGCAAGGCAGTACTCTTCGCAGTCCACCGACGTCTTTGTGCCAGTGAACCGAACACGCTTCGCTTCGGATCCCGGCGCACGAACGGTGTCCGCGTAGGGCGGCCTGCGATTCTGGTCACCCTTCGTGTAGTAGTGGGCGGCTCGCGACATGACCGGCAGTGGTTTGAAGATCTTGTCCGAGAAGAACGCACCTGGCTCGTTTGCGTGAGCCAATGCGTCCTGGGTTAGCGCGATGTCAATCCGAACGCCTCCGGTGATGTCGAAGTCCGCACGGTTCCCCCTGCGCCGACCGCCTACTATTGCCATCTGTACAGGCATGATTCAACGTCCCTTTCTGATCGACGCGTGGGCTAGAAGCCCGAGGTTTTGCATAACACCAACTGCGGCTGGAACAGAATGCGCTTGAGTTGTCCGTCCACGAACGTCTCAAGCGCGGTCCCGCCGGTCCACAGGTGGGAGTTGTTGCCGATCGTGCCGTCAAGCGCGATCGTCGCGAGTACCCATTTGCCGTTCGTACCAGGAACGACGTTCGCACCGATCGCGGCCGTATCTCCCGCGAGAACGGTCATGAACTCGCCGCTGTAGACCCACACGGCGGCCGCAGCGAGAACTGTTTGTAGGGCAACGCCCACGGGACGAAGTGCGCCCTTTGTCGCCGGGATGATTACCGTGTTCGCAGTCGACCCAGACAACGTGACGCCGTGCCCGATCGTTGTGCCGCCGGTATCCGCCAGGTAGCTGCGGCAGTTTCCAGCGGACAGGTTCATCAGGTGGACGTCGAACTGGATCCCCGCAGCGGTCGCGGACGTCTGGGCGATCCCGTGAACGAACGCCAGATTCTGTGGACCCAGCAGTCTGTTGATCGCAACGAACCGTCCGTCGATGTCACAGACGACCAGATCGCCTACTGCGATCACACCGCCTGATACGCACTGCGCGATTCCGGCGCTGACCATAGCCGGAAATTCACCGACCAGTTTCGTGTCCTTCGCCACTCCCGCGAGCGGTTTCAAGCCCTTGACTGCCGGGATGATGAAGGTTCCCGACACCGTGTCGTATTCCAGGCCGTATCCCTTGGTGGCTCCGCCTACTCCAAGTTTGGCCGTGAGTGTTAGAATCGGAAGCTCGGGCATGATGCCCCCTTTCGCTTATCTCGAATTGACTTACGCCAATGTGTGTTGAGCGTCAACTGCGGTTGCGTTTAGGACAGACCGGCGAGAACAGCCTCGTGCGCCTTGACGCGCGGTGTGCCGGGATGCGCTGTCATGTAGGCCCGCACCTTGGCGTCTTCCCGAACGGAGTCCTCGTCGATAAACTCCGCCTTGGTTCCGTCTCCCGTACTCGCGCTCTTGCCTGGCTCTCCGGCGCCGGGTGTGACCTCGCCCTTCATCCAGACCTTGCCGTTGGCCTTCACGATCGCGGCGAAACCGACGGCGAATGAGACCTTTGTCTCTTCCGTCTTGCCGTCCTTCTCCGCCGAGAAGGTCACCGTGCCCGCCGGGATCTGAGTGAGATACTGCTTCGCCATCTCAGCCGCTGCGGCGTTGAGATACTGGTCGCTCTTGAGGCCGTCGAGGATCGCCGACATCTCGGCATTGGTCGTGACGTTCCTGGTCTCGGCCAGTTCCGCTTTGACGCGGGCGCTCTCCTCGATCGAGTCCTTGAGCGTCTGCGTCAACGTGGCAATCTGATCGCTTGTCGCCTTCTGCTCGGCCGCCATCTTTGCTTGAAACTCCGCAAACTGCTTTTCGTCTACACCAGGCATATCGCCCTCCTCTGTTGTTGTAACCTGGGCGAATTTGACACCCAGGAGTCCTATGATCGCATCGATCGTTTTCTCGTCATCGTCCGTCAGGGGTATGTTGCCATCCGGGCCGTCAATAGTCCAGAGCCGATCTTGCAGGAGCGAGACGATCGTTTGGAGCTTCGCCTTCAACGGGTCGAACCCTTCGGGGGTGAGCGCGAACGTCGGCAGGTCCTGCTCGAACCACACCAATCCGTCGGCGCTCATTACCGCGGCGGACGCGACACGCGGCACCGGCACAACCGCAACGTGATCCAGCGAGGAGATCCGCCTCTCGTTTCCTGGGTCCCGGTTGAACCCGGAACTCAACTTCGTGGCGTTGTTTGCCTTCATGGTATCCCACGCGTGCTGTGGGGCAATCATGCGACCGAGAAGCGCTTTGCCGTCTCGCCATATCTCGGCGATGCGGCCAAGCTTGAAGAACGATCCGTCGTGGAGCACTTGCAGATCGACGGGTTTCTCAAAGGCGGTGATGACTCTGTCGAGGTCGGCCTCGGTGACTGGATCGAGCCCCTTGTCGGCATAGTCGCCGGTCTCGAAGAGGCGGCAAGTCTTCTCAATGTCGTCAAACCGCGCCGTCTGTCGTGTGGTTCTCTGTCCTTGTGGCATACCGCCTCCTATGCTGCCTGTTGGAACAACTCCGCGCCACCAAACCCCTTCATCACGTCATGGTCTGTCGGCCACCGTGTGCCCTGCTGAAGGTCGCTCGTCTCCCACGCAAATATCGGCATCAGAGCGCATCGGCACATGAAGTGATAGGGCGGGACCCGGCCACGTATCTCGTCTTTCGCGAAGACCGTGCCGTCGAGGGGTTTGCATATCGGGCATATCCGGGCATCGAGTATCGCCGTGACCTCGTACCCGATGATGTCGTTGTTCCCCTGCATCTCGGTAGCTCTGCCCGCGTTGTAGATCCTCGATGACCCGGTACGGGCGATGTTCTCAAGTCGGTTCTTCCCAAACATGGGGAACAGGCGCCCAAGGTCCTTCATCACCCCCTGGTTGGACTTCCCGTCGATGATTCCCTGCACGATGATTTGTTTGGCCGCTTCCAGGATCTCGGTTTGGTAGACCTTCGCGAGCTGTAGCATCTGGGCTTGATACCAAGCCAGGCCGCGTGTAGGGAGTACGGGAGTGATGCCCACTGTTCCAATCCCGGGCTCCCTAGCATCCGCGAATGACGGCCGCAACGGAGCTAGCCCGAGCGCTACTTCCTCGCCGACGTGAACGACACCTGCCTGCCACATACGTTCAACGAGTTCCAGGAACGCTCCTTCCATCGCTCGGCGACCCGGGATAACCAACTCTGGCAACCAGAGCGTCCACCCGTTGCCCCGGATCCAATCCATCTGCCCGGTCAACCACTGCACCTGCTGCCGAAGGAGCCGCCGGATATCCCGTTTGAACCGCCGCTCGATGTCGTTCAGGATGGCCTGGGTGACCAATGGCCGGAACCGGGTGATCCGGGGGCTGTGTTCTACCGGGTCTAGGTTTTGACTTTTCCCTTCAGCCATCATTCGCCTTTCGCACACACAAAGCTTTTTGTTCCTGTTCCTGTTCCTGTTCCTGTTCCTGTTCCTGGCTTGGTAAGGGTGTCCCTAAGCCCCTTCGTAAGGGCCTTCATAAGCCCCTTATCAACCCCCTTCTGTTTCACGCCTGCGATCTGAGATTGTGTTACGATTATTTCAGTTCGTAACACGATCGCGAATTATGAGCCAAATCGCCTGCATATATAGAACCCGCGCGCGCCCGCCTGCGCGCTCTCCCTACCGATCGCGCGCGCGAGCAACGTGGTCTAATCTGTAATTGTCTCAGTGTGGTCATGGTTTCACCCAGGTAAAAATGCCTATGCCTTTGGGCCGACGGGAGGGGCCTTTTGCTTGCCGATCAGGGGCTCCACATTGCCCTGATCTTGCCCTGGTTCTGCATCCTGAGTGCCCCGGTTCCGGAGCAACAACTGGGCCGCGCCGCTCGCCCAATCCTCACGCTTGAGACTTGCGAGATCTAGGTCCTCCGGCGCCGGCGGCAGGCCGAACATCTCGCGAATGTTGGCGTTCTCCTCTGGGTGCGTCGGGTCGATCGCACCCATCTGGTCAAGCTTCTCAAGGACAACGATCCAGACAGCCAAGTCCCGCTCATCGAAGGCGCCGATGGTGAACCGTGGGTAGGCGGAGGTGTTCGCGAAGTTCAGGTCCACAAGCTGCTTCGTCATCTGCTCGTTGACCGTCTCCTCAATGATCTCCTTGAGCCCCTTGAGGATGAGATACAGGACCGACATGTGGACGTTCCCGAGCGCCAAAGAGCCGACTCGCGTACCCTCGTCGCTGGTCAACGTCTCGCCGTCTATCGCCTTGCTAATTCCCTTGTCGTGGTATTCGATCGCCGCCTGATACGTCGCCCGTGGATCCCGTGATGTAACGATCTCCTTGATGTCCTCGGCCAGGTCCGCGGGGATGATAATGCCGGTGTCGGTTTGGATCGAACGGAGGATCTGCTTGAGCTTGTTCATGTTCTCTTCGTTCGCGGCGGCGCTCTTGCCAAGGATAGCTAACAATGGCATCGCGTGCTTGTCCAGGAACATCGACCATGCCTTGATGAGGAACGTCTTCGCGAACCAGTGTGTGTACGCGCGGCGCAGGTCGGATCGGCCGTGCGGCTCGCCATACTTGGGATTGTGGCTGTAGACGATGAACTTCTCGATGGGTAGGTTCTCTATGACGCGGCCGCTGTTATTGGAGAACGTGAGGGA